GGTCGGGTCGTTCTCCCACTTCAGGCCGAGCGACATCGCCCCCACGACGAGGATGTAGTGATCTGCCTCGGGGATCAGCGGCTCATCCGAATCGTCGTTCAGGAGCGTGATCTTCGCCTCATAGCGAATCGGATAGTTCGCGCTGTTACTCGGGATCGGCCCCAGATAGACGACGTTATTGACGAGCGTGAATGCCTCCGGTGTTCCCTGGTCTGTTTGGGCGGCATAGAACTTGTCCCATTCCCCGGGAGCAAGGTAGGGAATGACATCTCCTTCATCCGTGTGAAGGGAAATGATCCGGTTCAACGTGGGGAGGTTGGTGGCGAGATTGACGGTCTGCTGTCCCCCCGTTACACCGAGGTTCCCCTCGCGCCGCTTCCACGGCCAGTCACAGGCCCCCCACACCTGCTGGTAGCGGGCGTTGATCCAGTTCTTCGCCTCGGGGCGCTGCCCTGTGTTGAAGCGGGTTCCGAGCACGCTGTCCTGGAGCTGAAGGAAGTTCACACCTTCTCCCCTTTCGCCCGTCTCTTGTCCCTGGCCATGCGGAGGCCAACCCCCCGAGGAAGCACCGCAGAGCGGGTGTCACGCATCCTGGGGGTTACGTCGTCGGTGATCTCCTGGTAGACGGCATCGGCGTCCTGGCGCAGCCGCTCGCGGCGGGCGTCATTCGCCTTGTTGATCTCGCCTACCCAGGTCGTGCCTCGACCCTTCTCCGAGCGGCGAACCCGGTCGAGTATCCCCCAGGTGAGAGGCAGGGGGTCTTTCGATTGTGGGTCGCGCCACTCGAACACGAGATGCGGCGGCACGGCGGAGCCGATGTGCTCCTTGACCGTCCACACGAACCTGCCTTGCAGGTCGATCTCGGGGTCGAGGAAGAGGGCGGGATCGAGCGCCCTGAGTTCACGCTCGATCCGCTTGCGGTCGATCGTCTGCTCGACCACGGCCAGCGACCCGTGTGTCCTCGTGGAGTACACGATTCTCCTCCAGATGGAGGGGGGTCAGCCCCCGTTGTCTAGGCTGCGCGCTCCAGCGAGCCGATCTTCACCGTCGTGATGCAGCGGTGGAAGCCGAGCTGAAGCATCCAGATCAGCCACGCCTCGATCGGCAGCGAGCGGGTGAACCGCTGGAGCACCGAGCCAGTCCGGTCGTCCCAGTCCGGGCCTTCATCAAGGGTGTAAATCTTGATGTCGTCTTTCGAGATCCCGTAGAGCACGGCCGGGGGAATGTCGTACTCCCAGACGAGCACCTTGGAGCGGTACTCAATCCCCTCCCAGCCCGTCTCCAGCTTGCCACGGGTGCCGTCCCAGCGCGCCTGCACGGTGAGGCCCTGCTGGTACTTGTCGATCGAGGCGGGATCGCCGATGTAGAAGTCGGGCGAGCTGCCCGCGTTCTGCATCACCTTCCGCTCGGCCGAGTCGAGGATCGACAGCGATAGCGGCGCTGTCGCGGCCGGGGAGGCGTCCGTGCCCTGCCAGCCCTGCACCGTCGCCTTGTTGATCCCCTGGAACGTGCCCGTGGTCGCAGCGGCCTGGCCGATCCCCTGGAGCGCGTTGCCGTAGCTCTCCTGGATGTAGATGCCGTCGTTGGTCGTGGCATCGACAGCCTGGTCGAACGTGACCGTTCCGGCCGAGGCGCTGTTGGAGACGATCTTCCTGCGCGAGCCGTTCGAGGAGGCGATGTCCGCCCCTGTCGCGCGCACGCGCAGATCGACGATCCGGCCCGGGTAGAGCTGGTAGAAGTTTGCAGCCGTCCCCACCGTTTGCGTCACGTTGTTCGCATTCGCCGTGACCGCCGCCAGCAACGCATCCCCGGCGCCGCACATCTGCTCGTTGAGGACACGGCTGAAGCCCTCCTCGGCCATCCGCATCTTCAGCGGCACGGCCTTCGCCCAGGCGGTGTCGGACGTGTTCTTCGACGCCTCGATCAGCTTCGTCGAGAAGCTGACGGAGATGTTCGCGATCGCCGACGAGATGATCGCCTGGTCAGTCTCAAGCACTTCGGGCGTGGTCACAGTCCCGGACTCCGTAATCATCCCGGTGCCCTGGTGGGGCGCGAGGATCAACGGAACCGTGATCTGCTTTCCAGACCAGTTCTCGCGCGACGTGTCGCGCTCCAGCTCCGACATCAGGACCGTCTTCCATCGGAGGTTCTCGACGAGCGGCCCGCGGAACTCGCGGAGCAGATCGACGAACGTGGTCGAGGTTTCGTCTGCCATCGTTCTCCCTTCCCTCTCAGAGTCTCGTTCCTGCGCCGCGACGTGCGGCCCAGTTTTCAAGAACCTTGTCGTAGTCGGTCTGCTGCGGCGGTGACTCGCTCGCCGAGCCTCTTGCCGGTGCGTCCCCCGAGGAGGCGCCCAGCCTGTTTCGGAGCTGCTCCTCGTACTCGGCGATCGCCGACTGACGAATCTGCTCCTCGTACTGCCTGGCCTGCGCCGCCCCGATCTGAAGCGCCTGCATCGGCGTCAGGTTCGGGTTCATCGAGAGCGCCGCCTGGCCTGCCGAGATCGCCATCCCATGATCGAACTTGCCGACCTGGCCCTCCCAGGCGGAGAGCTGCTGCTCGGCGATCTGCCTCCCCTGCTGCTGGTACTGCTGCTGGATCAGCGGGTGCTGCTCGACCGCGCTCTGGATTCCCTGCTGCACCTGGCTCTCGATGTAGCGGCGCAGGTTGTCAGGGTCGAGCATCTCCAGTTCGCCTGGCTCCTCCTCGGCGTCCATGCCCTCCGGCTCGATCCCGGCCTGCTGAAGCGCCTGGATGTACCCGGCCGCAGCGGCGAGCTGCTGCTGCTGAGCCATGTAGGTGCGGGCGAGTTCCTCCACCTGCTCTCTGGAGGGCGGAGTCCACTCCTCCTCGGGCTGTGGCTCAGGCTGAGGCTCCGGTGGTAGCCCTGCGCCTTCCGGTGCGATCTCGGACATTGCTCCTCCTTCTATCCCGTCACCTGGCCGTGCCAGAAGCGGCAGCGGGCGGTGACAGCGCTCAGGTTGGTGGTGTCTGCGACCTCGGCGTTACCGTCCCAGGCCATCAGCTTCGTGTTCGCACGGTCGAGCTGCCAGACGATGCCGGTGCCGGTCGCAACCTCCGAGTCCATGTACTGAATGTCTCCGGCAGCGCCACCGTTACGACCGAGGATCTTCACGAGATCGGCGGCTGCCAGCGCCTCCCCACCCGTGGGGTAGGAAGCATCCCCGGTCACATCCGCGTCCGTGTAGTAGCTGGGTCCGGAGACACCCCGTCTTGCCACGGTGATCGTCAGGGCCATCTCATACCTCCTATGCGGGTTCCTTGCCGAACGTGAGCAGCGTCACGCCCGTGACGGTGGAGAGGTTCGTGGTGTCCGGAACCTCCAGAGCTGCCCCGTCCGCGGCGTTGTTGTAGTCGTAGTAGAACGCCTTCAGCTTCGCGTTCGCCCGGTCGTACTCGAACGTGTAGCCTCCGGCCTGGAGAGCGATCACGACCAGCCTCGTCGAAGAGTCGCCGAAGCCGAGGTTGGCGCTCGTCAGGGCCTCCCCTCCCGTTGGATAGGAGGCATCGAAATCGACCCGGTGGATGTGCAGGTAGCGGTCTTTGACCGCCGTCTTCAGGACTTCTCTCACTGTCAGAGCCATCGTCTCCCCTTTCTAAGAGAGCCAGAGCACGTTGAGGACGCTCGCCGTGCCTGCCGTGGACGTGTGCTTGATCGTCTTGCCGAGCGGTACGTAGACCGGGACGGCGGAGATCGGGAACACCTGACCATTGTCCGATGCCGGTGTCGAGCCGTCGAAGGTGACTCGTGCGGCAGTCGTCTCGACGGTGATGATGCAGGCGACCGCGTACTGCGGTGGGTCGAACGTCTTCACGGTTGTCGTGTCCGGCGAAGACTGCTGAACGTGCGGTGTGGCGGGCAGCCCGTGCTGGACGAGGACTAGCGCCATAGGAACCCCCTTTACGCGCGGTGGAAGTGGAGCTGACGAACGATCTGGGAGTCGTCGATCGTCCCAGGAGGAGCGGTAGCGAAGTAGCCGTCTACACCCGTGCCGCTGAGGAACAGGGTTCCGGAGGGGGAGGCGGTGAAGACGACCGCGTGGGTTGCGCTGCCGCTGAGGGTGACGGTGCCGCTGGCCGTGTCGGTGAAGATCAGGGTGGAGGTTCTCGGGCCTGTCAGGGTGAGCGTCCCGCTCATCGAGTTCGAGCTGGAGTGGGCGTCGGTTGCCGTGCCCGAGATCGTGAGCGTCCCACTCATCGAGTCGTTGAAGACGAGCCCTGTTTCCCTGCGAAGCTGAATCACGAGCGGGCGCACGATCATCTGTCTTTGGGCGACAGCCATCAGAAGAAGCTCGCTCTCTGCACCGCCTGCTGGGCGCTCAGGTACTCCTTGGGGATGGGGGTGATGACGGACGGAATGTTGAAGTTATCGAGCCTGAAGAATCTCACCGCTCCCTGGGTAGCGTTGAAAAGAAGTTCCATGCTCGGCTTTATGTGGGACATGTCGAACGGAGTTACGTCTGACCAAAGGTTTATGTAGTCAGTCCCGTTACCGCTGTATTCCCAGGTGAACTCCCGAAGCGGGTCGCCCTGGTACTCACGTAGTCGAAGGAAGCGGTTTTGTCCGAAGTTGAATGGCTCAGCCCAGAGTTCTTCCTGACTTCCTCCGTCTACCATTTGCATTGCTCGGATCTGCCCATCCGAAATCTTGATGTAGACCATGTTTTCGACGGAGCCTTCCTGCTTCCAGTAGTAGTTGAACTCGATTTCTCCCGGAGGCCCGTTCTCGATATTGTCGGTGTCGATGATCTCCACATAGGAGTAACTGCTCGTTCCCCTCCACAGATCAACCGACGTTACCGAGGCGACGATCCCAGTATCCTCAAAAACGTTCAGAGAAAGATGATCGTCAGAAATGGTTACGGAAGCGTCACCCTCTACATAGGTGAACCATTTGGAAAGGTCAAGGCTGGTCGTGAACGTGTCGGTGAGCTGCTCGACGGGAGGGAGTTCACCGCCGATCCATTTCCGTCTACCGGCAGGGAGTCGCTGACGCTGCTCCCGGTAGGTCAGCATCTACAACTCCCGAACGTACAGCGTCCCCGAGATCGTCGCGTCGTCTACGAGCGCCGTCCGCAGTCGGATCAGCATCGCCGATTGCGCTGTTCCGTCCAGCTTCGGTCTGCACTCCAGCGGGAAGACGTGCTGGAGGCCGACACGGATGTTGAACGTGTCCTGGTGAATGTGAACGGTCGTGCCTGTAGTGGTGGCGACCGTGGAGGCGACCGTCTCGGCGGTGAAGGTCGCCGCCTGGTCGGCCGGGTCGGTCTTGACCGGGGTGGTGGCCGTCCCGTTGCCGGTCGTGAAGGTGCCGCCGCTCATGTAGGTGACGGACCAGGACACCATTTCCTCCTGCGCGTCCCCGATCTCGCTCTTGTTACCGATGTAGATGGCGACCAGCTCGATCGGCTTGTCGGCGGCAGCGTCCAGCTCCCACAGGTCGTAGTCACCGTTCGCGTTCGTGATCGACTGCTCGAAGAAGCTCACCGTGTAGACGCCCCTCATGTGACCTCCTACGAGTAGCTGAGAACAGGCATCTGCCTGCGCGTGAAGGGAAGGGATGTAGCCGGAGCACCGCCTGCGGCCGGACGGACAATCAGCGTCGTCGCCAGCCAGTTGTCGGAGCCGTTCGTGAACGTGCCCGGGTCATCCGAGTCGGCGGCAAGCTCGCGGGTCGCAAGACCGGCGATCCCAGCCGAGGAAGCGGTGTTGTTCTGGAGCTGATTGCCGCTGTAGTTCGCGGGCCAGCCTGTGACCGGGCCGCCGTTCGTGTCGATCGAGCAGACCGCGATGAACAGGTTGTCGTCCGAGCCCCAGCTCGCGGTAGGGCTTCCGGCCGGGTTGGCGTTTGTACCGGAGCCGGTCGCCGCGGGCGTCGTGATCTCAGGCGGTGTCGTCCCATGCCAGGAGGCGGCGCTGATCCTGAGCGAGATGTGGTTCGACCGCTCGCCGAAGGAGGAGACAGGAACCACCGTGGTTTCACCACCGGCCGCGATCTTGTAGCCGACCGTGATCCCGTTCTGCGCCGAGATCGCCTGGTCGAGAAGCTCGTTCCAGTCACCGGGCCACGTCCAGGTTGGGGCACCGTCAACGGCGACGAGCGCGATCAGCAGATCACCGGCCGCGATCGAACCCGGCAGCGTGACCGTGTGGTTCGGGTTGTTCGGGCTGGTGTTACTCGTGGCATTCGAGCCGACGACGGTCGGGAAGGCCAACTAGCCTTCCTCCCACTCCAGGTAGCCCCGGGTGTTGACGTTCGCCGGGGCTGTGCAGCGGACGAGAAGCGCATCTGCGGTCACAACCTGCTCCGGCTCGCGCCCGAGCGGGCTCTGGATAATCATCCCCGTCTGCGGGTGGACGAGCCAGACCTTGAGCGGCGTCAGCACGGTCGGCTCGGCCGTGTAGTTGACGGCCGCTGTCGCCTGCACCGTTCGCGTCGGCCCCCGGAGCTGAACCGGGGTGAAGCCGGTGGACGTGCCCGCTGTCGCCTGCGTCGAGGAGCAGAGTTCGATCACGACCGGCTCGGCTGTCGCCGACGTTCCGTCGAAGCTGACGGAAAGCTCGACGATCCGGATCAGCGCTCCCGAGGCGTTGATGACGGAGAGAATCGACTTCGCCGTCGCCGCCGACAAGGCCACGTCGGCGGTGTTGTTGACGACGTACCCGGCAGCCATCAGAAAGCCGCCTTGCGGGCGACAACGATCTCGTCCAGGTCGCGCCGGGTGGCGACCACGACGCCCGAATCGTCGATGACCTCGGTCACGTCGTAGCCGAGCACAACGTCATGGACGGCCTGCTCGACCGCCTCCTCGGGCGTGTTGTAGTGACGGTGAACCTGCTCGCCGGAGTAGAACTTGTCGAAGTAGATCGCCGCGCCCATCAGTCAGTCTCGACCAGGGTGGGCGTGAACTGGAGCGTCGTGTTCGCCCCGGACATGTTTCGGGCTGCGCCGCCCGCCTGTAGGTGCCACGCGCATAGGGCCACCCCCGAGTTATCGACTGTGGTCGCGAGCACGACCGAGTGGACGGCGGAGGGCCAGTCGGTCGCCGCCCCGGTTGACCAGCTCATCATCGCGAACACGACCTGCTCGCCCGCGGCGGACGGCTCGGCCTGCGACTGCCTCGCGTAGCCGGTGCCGCTGATCTCGCCGACACCGCCGACAAGCGTGTCGCCCGCCTCCAGGCCGCCGCCGACGATCTGTTGTGAGGAGAGCAGGAAGTAGCAGGTGGCGGGCAGCCCGTTGTTGAGCAGGCTGTTGATGCCCGCCGTGAAGGCGATGAAGTCAGCCACCGTTGTCCTCCGGCTTCGCGTCGTAAACGGGCTTCAACGTTTTCTTCGTCGGCTCGTAGAGGTCGTCCACCTGGTAGATGAAGAGGTCGAGCGGGGCGTCGGTCACGTTGTCGATCATCGTCTGGCGCACCGACTTCGCGTGCTCGAACGTGCAGTCCGCGAGCTGCATCCGGAACTCCGGAGTCGTCTTCGACGTGATCCAGAAGTTCGCCATCTACTGCGGAATGTTGGGGCTTCCTGCTGGCCCCATCGGGCCGCGCTGGGAGGCTGTCTGCTCGGCCCCGGGGAAGGGGGGTGGGAGGCCCGCAGGCCCCCCTCCGCCTCCACCAGCCGCGCCGCCTTGTCCCGGCATCGGCATCTGCATCGCAGACTGCATCAGCGCCCCGGACTGGAGGGCCATCATCATCTTCATCTGCTGCGCGTAGACGTGCTGCTGAATGTGCTGGTCGAAGATCATCCGGACCTGCTCGGCACCCGGCAGCAGATCGTGGGCCGTCTGGGCGGCACGGTGGATCTCGATGTGCATCACGTCGTCGTCGTACTGGGCGGGCGCGATCATCTGCCCGCGGGCGAGCAGCATGTTCTCCAGCTCCGCCTTGTGCTGCTGGGCCTGGCCGGGGATCTCCGGGATCTCCTGCGCCTTGACGGCCTCCAGCGAGTCCTTCAGCCAGCCGATCGGGAGCGGCCTGCCCCCGGCGACGGAGCGGTCGTAGAGGTCGAAGATTTTCTGGATCTCGGCCGCCTGCGAGCGCGGGCGTGGCGGGCCTTCCGGCCAGATGATGAAGACGCTCTCCGGAAGCTGCGCCGACTCGAAGATGAAGGCGTCGTAGAGGCCGTCGTCCCCGGCGATAGCGATCTGCTTCGAGCTGGGCCAATAGAGGCGGATGTTGTGCAGGGTCGCCTTGGCGAGCTTGATGATCGACTTGCGGGTCATCTTGATGATCGGCTCGATCGTCCGCTCCGACTGCTCGGAGAGCAGGGCGAGAGCCGAGTAGGCGCTGACCCCCTGTGGGGCGAGCCCTCGCGACACGTCGGAGACGCCGAGCACCCGGTTCAGGTCCATCTGCCCGATCTCCGCCTCGGCCTGAATCCACGGACCGGGCGGGATTCCCTGCGTCTCGACCGGGAACTGATGGCCGAGCTGGACTTCGATCAGCTCGTTGATCTTGCCGACCGGCTTGTTGGCCTCCGTGACCGTGCCGACGTGGGCGTAGACGCGCCCCATGTTGCGGTCTTTCATCTCGATCTGCTGCGAGCGAGCCCGGTTGATCTGGCGCTGGATGCCCATCCCCGGCTCGACGATTCCTTGCGCCCAGAAACGCCCGGGGATGCGGTGGTAGTGGAAGAAGCTGATCCCGTCCGTGGGCACCCCGTCGATCATGTAGGGGAGCTTGTCGTCCCGGGCGAGCAGCGTGTCCTTGCACCAGGTCGTTGTCTGCCCGTTCGGGTATTCGGGGCAGGGGTACTCGTAGCCGGTGGAGAGCAGAACGTGGTCTTCGAGCTTGCCGGAGCTGGAGCCGAACGGGTCATCGGAGACTCCGGGCTCGCGGGAGGCTGCCATGTCGGTCGAGGTCAGGTCCTGGGCGACCAGGTTCTTCGCCTTGGAGGTGAACATCCTCTGCACGGCCTCGATGGAGAAGGGGCGCTCGATGATGAGCCATGGGAAATCGCACTCGCGCTCAACACCAGGAGGAGGAAAGATGTTGAACGGAGAGAGCGGCTCCCAGATCGAGCGCCCCTCCTTCACTCGGTCGAATCTGACTCGACGCCCCTCCATCTGCGCCTGCGCCACGTAGGCCATCGCTTCTTGAGGGTTCGTGATCGGGCGTCCGTCGTCGTCGAGTGGCAGCTCGCCGAGTTCTGCCCCCTCCGTGGGGTCGAAGTAGCAGCGGGTGGCCGCCGTCCCGTAGGTGAACTCTTTGAGCAGCGTTATCAGCAGTGCGTCGTCGGCGCCCACTTCTTCCTGCCAGGAGTATTGCCAGGCGCGGCGGGCCTGCTCCGCGAAGCGTTCGCTCTCGATGTCGTCTCGACGGAAGGTGATGTCGGGACGGAGATCGTCGGAGATGACGCGGGCGAGCGTGTTCCAGACGTGCGAGGTCAGGACGTTGACGGTGTGCCGCTCGCGATGACGCCAGTCCGGGTGATCGTGTAGCGAGATGATCCGGCGCTCGCGCTCCGCCCAGCCGATCCACTGTCTGCCAGCGAGATAGTGGTGGCACATGTGCCAGATCGGCTCATAGCGGGCTCGGTCGCGGCGGGCCTGTTCTCTTCGCTCCTGCCATTTCGAGACGGCGGGGTCGGAGGAGCGGGCTTTCGACTGGCGGATCGTGCCGCCGTTGGGGCTAGTACGGGTTCGGGCCAAGCTCCATCTCCGGTCCGTAGTCGAACATGATCGGCTCCTCGCGCTTCGTCTCGGGCAAGATCATCGGGGGTGGAGGGGGATGACCTGAGAGCAGCATGATCCGCTCGATCAGGTCGCGCCGTTCGGACTCCCAGACTCGACGCTCGCGCTCGTACTCGCGGCGCAGATTGTCGTAGGCACGCTTGTAGAACATCAGTAGCCCGAGGGCCTGGTCTGCCCCGGCTGCGACCCGAACGGGAACTGCATCTGCCCGAGCCCGTAGAGCATATCGCGTCTTCTTTGTGGTCGCCTCTGCCCGGTTCCCTGCGCCCAGAAGTGCGGCATCTCCCGGCGAGGCTTGCCTGTGGTCGGATACTGCCCGGACGTGTACATGGGTTGCCCGGGAACGAAGGCGGGCGGCAATGACGGAATCTGATCCATCATCCCCGGTGGCATCAGGGAGAACATCATCATCAACTGTTGCTCGTTCATGAGGAGATCATGGTCCTGGGAACCCCCTGTTTCGGTAGGCGAGCTGCGTCAGCAGGCTGGCCCGGTTTAGACCCTGCGTCATCGGTAGTCCCTGGTAGAAGCCCTGCTGGGCGAGGCGCTGCTGGAGCAGCGGCCCGGAGAGGTCACGGAAGGGGGCTCGTCTGCCCTTCTGCGGGCCGAGCGCCACGTTCTGCCCGAACCGTCCGGCATTGATCTGGCGCTGGTCGCGGAAGAACTGCCCCGGCTGCCCGAACGGGTAGCTGGCGGTCGGGTAGGGCATCAGTCTTCCTCGTCGTCATCGCCCTTGGTGAACCCGAACTGGGCTTTGCAGATCGCGATCGCCCGGTCCTTGGGGAGCTTCTTGCGGGACATGATCGCGCGCACGCACTTCTCCATCTTGGCGACGTTCTTCTCCGAGTCGCCGCCCTTCTCTTTGGGGATACCGTAGGGCATCAGGCTCTCGCTTTCCTCGTCACCTTGGGCGGCTCGCGCCCCTCGACGGTAGCGAAGGCTTTCTCCAGGTAGGGGCCGAGCGCATCGACGGCGACGACCTTCATCTGTGTCTCGCGCTCGTGCGCGAGGATTTTCTCCAGCTCGTTTGCCTGTTCCATGAACTCGCGACGTTCGATCGTCAGCTCGCGGACGACCTCTTCGTCGTGCATGTCGATCAGGCGGGCGGCGACCTTCAGGCAGGAATCGCAGAGCATGAACATCCCGAACTGATCGAAATCCCTGAGTGCTACCCCCGGCCCTTGGTGGGTGAGGCAGGTGGCGCAGACGTTGGGTGGGTACTCGAACGTCTGCACTCTGATGAAATCAGACATTCTTTCGTCTCCTCTTTCTTCCGGCCCTACCTTTTAGGGTATATCCCATTGCTTCATAGCGTCGTATGTCGCTTTCAACTCCAGGTGTCAAAGGTATCTTATTCCTTAGCGCCCAGCCTCGCAAGGCGAGAGCCAACTCCGGATTTACGATTGCAGCATCTAGAGCAGCCCCAGGCCATTCTTCTAGCGTGCCTGTTACCGGCCTGGAGAGGGCGCCGAGAAGACCCATCGAGCGGTACGCTGGATCGGCGGATACTGAGTGTACCCAGAGATGTTTGCTGTACTTATCTGGTGGTGCAAAAACCACCGATCCATGCGGTGGAGTCTTAGCTCTCGCTAACTGCGAAACAATGTCTTCCAGAGTCCCTACAGGGGTATCCTTTATTTTGCTCAGGTCGTAAGCGTTGTAATACTCTTTCAATCCTGCTTGAAACTGGTCTTCTCTCAGCAGGGGAACATCGAGCAGACCCGTGTGGCTCAGATACTCCTCGTTGTAGTCTCCAAGCCTCCGTATCAGGTGCGACCCAGCCCGTGCTGCTTTCCCAAGCGGCAAGAAGCTGGCTGCGGAGAGCAACGGGTGCTCGGGATCGAAGATCAGGTTCTTGAACAGCCCGATTGCCAGATCCTCGACCTCGTGCCCGGTGCCAGCGTGCGCCGCCTTGTAGGCGATCGCCTCGGGCGTGAAGAGTTCCGCCCCGGGCATTTCACTGCGGGGTGGTCGCCTGTGCGCGAGCGGGATCGTCTTGATCCCAGCCTCGGTGGCCTGGGGCTTGTGGAAGACCTGGTGGCTCGGCTTGTGCCCGAGCGCCGCCAGGATGTCCTTCTGCCTCGGCCTGTAGCGACCTGCGAGCGCCCCGGGCGGACCGCTGGGGACCTTCTTCTTTTTCCCCTTCTGCCCGGTGACGATCATCCGAGCAGAAGCGCCTGGCGCTCGCGGGAGATCGCGCGCTCGTAGATGCGGGCGATGGCCTGTTCACGCATCGTCTTCTCCGCCTCCTGACGACTCGGTGTGACAGGGCGGGTCATGATCGCGTAGCGCAGCGCATCGGCGGCGTGGTCGTACTCCTTCTCCACGTCGTCGGTGCCCTCCTTGATCTTCAGTGAGGGAAGCTCCCGGATCAGGTTCTCGCACCTGCTGAAGATGCGGAGCCTGGGGCCTCCGTCCATCGTGTCGCGGGAGGTCAGCAGCTCGTCGATTCTCGCCCAGCCCCCCAGCCGGTCGTTCTGGGCTTTGCCGACAGGGATGCCGGACTCGATCAGCTCGATCGCCACCGATTCGTACTCGCCTCGGCGAGCGAACGTGCTGGGGTCGATGTAGGTGGCGGAAGGGGAGAGGTTGTGCAGCTCTCGCGTCTTCTTGATGATCTTCGCGTGGTAGGAGATCGGCCGTTCGGCCTCGTAGTGCTCGTTCGTGACCCACCAGACGCCTTCGTGGTCGATCGCGATCCACAGACAGCAGAACGGGTTGGCGAATCCGTAGTCGATCGACTCGATGACCTCATAGTCTGAGGGCACGCGCATCGAGGCGTCGGCGAAGGTATCGACAACGTGGATCTTCGGGTTCCAGGTCTTGAACCGCTTGCCGCCGAAGGCGCCCCAGAGGCCGAGCACGAACCGCTCGTACCACTCGGGGCTCGTCAGCTCCTTCGAGCGGACGAACTTCACGTAGTCGTCGGGGAGGTTCTTCTCGTTGTCGAAGAGGGTGACGTGGATGTAGCGGGAGTCGGGGCGCTTCGTCTTCTCGTTCACGATCCGGTCGTAGACCCAATGGGTTTCCGGCCCCGGGTTGGCGCAGGCGATCATCTTGCGCGGCCCGATCGGGTGCGAGAGACGGCCGAGCAGCTCCTCGTAGAGCTGGTGGGCGCTCGTGGTGTCGAACTCTTCGAGCTGATCGACGAAGGCGCCGGAGAGGGTGATGTTTCTGATCTTCGCCTTGCCGCGCTCCGTCTCCTCCAGCGAGCGGAACAGGATCTCCGAGCCGTTGTTCAGGATCACCTTCTGGTCCTGCTCTTTGACCTGGCGGATCAGCTCGGAGGGGATCGCCGGGGGCAGAGCCCCGTCCCCGTTCAGGAAGATCCTCTTGGTCGAGTCCTCAAGCTCCCGGTAGGTGGCTCGGCAGGCGATGTACAGCCCCGGCCATTGCATCGCCCAGGCTACGAGAATGCGGGCTGCGACCTGGCTCTTTCCGGAGCGGATCGCGCCGCCGAACAGAATCTCCTTCGCCTCCTGCTCGCCGCAGGCATCGACGAACTCACGCTGTTTCGGCGTCAGCTTGAACTCGTCGATGACCCGCACTAGTTCTCGCTCGCAGGCTCAGCGACCGGGTTGCCGCTCTCCAGGGCCTCCAGCACGGAGCTGTGGTAGACAACCTCGTCCTTCAGCTCTGGCGGCTTGACTTCCTGGGCCGGTCTGCCCTGGGCACGGTCGAGAACCTCGATTGCGGCTCTCTGGCGGATTCGCTCGTCCTTGGAGTAGAGCTGGTCTGTGAGGACGCGCAGGGCGACGGGAACGATCTGCCTGAGTTCCAGCTTGTACGCCTCGTGGCGGGAGAGACGTTTGGGGGGGGCTCCGGTCGGCTTGGAGATCCCCAGCCTTCGCCGCTCTGCCTGGACGGCCTGCGCCTTGGCGAGATTGGCGAGCCTTTCCTCCTTCGTCCACTCACCCCATTTACGCTTAGGCTTTGCTTGCTCGGGCGCTTGTTCCTCCACCGTTTCCTCCCCATAAAAAAGGGGGCAGTACGCCCCTCTAGCTAGAACAATGCGCGCGGCCTATGCGGCAGCGTCGGGGGGGATGATAGCACCACCTGTCGGACGGTAGTGAACGAGCCCGTTCGTGATCTGCTGGATCGAGCGCCGCGAGAGGTTGTATTCGATCGCCAGCTTGGTCGTCGATTCCCCTTGCAGATAGCGGCTTCGGATCTCCTTGTTTCGCTCGCCCCGGGCCTGTCTGTGGCGGGGGCTTTTGCCCTGATGGAGCGAGCGTTTTCGGGCCTGGGGGTCAGGCGTGTACCAGGGGGGGACGCGGATCTCCTCGGGCATCTGGTCTGCCAACTTGGCGATCCCTTCGCT